TGTCAGTGCCGTCTTCCAACAGGAAAAAACTGCCATCCTCTAGCAACAACTCTTCATCTGTCGTCGCTTGGTCACTTGTGCGGAAATAAATATCAGCGCTGGTGTCGTCTGGGATGTCACCATCAAAATCTGACCAGCGATCAATCAGCTCAGCGCGGTCATCAATGGTTGCCGCTGGATACAGGCCGCGAGTTGTCAGCTTGCGCGTGAACAAGACGCTAAACACACCGCCAAGATCCAAAACGCTGTTGAAGAAATACTCACCAGCCGCCAACCGCGTGCCGATAAAGTCAAACGTACCAAGAGCATCTAAATCGACAACATCGTCAAAAGTCGAGTCGCCGTCAAGGACTAGGGCGTCATAGTCCGCGTCATAAAAAACATCAACTTTGTCGCCTTGGAATGGCGGCGAGTCTTGATCTTCCCGGCGAACCTGAATGTTGAGCCGTGGAATTGGATTCGGCAGATCAATAACCGCACTAGCCGCTTCAAAACTGCGCTGGCCATTCTCATCCTGGAACTTAATTAGATACTCACCCTCAATCAAAGGCAGCATCGCAAAATTAGTTTGGGCCTTTACTTCGCGCAGCAATGTGCTGTTAGGCCATGTTCCCGTCCCGTCAGTCTGCGGCGCGTGCCGAATGATCGCTAAAAAATTATTAGCATTCAACCCAGTTGGCGGGATACCCCAACGCAAAACGGCCTGATCACCTTCAATCGCTTGAAGCGTGACATTGCTAGGAATTGGAGGACGAACAACACCATCAGGATCGTCAGGATCAATGTCCGGGGCTGGCACTGTGCCAACGGCCTGAACCCATGCAGATTTGCGGTTGACCGGAGGCGCACCAACTGATCGGATCTGAAAGGTAAGTTGTCTGCCTTGGTCTAGTCCATCAATATCAAAGGTTGTATTTGTCGTTTCTGCAGTGTTGAAGTTTCCGTCGCCAATTTTGTAGCGAATCTCAAAACCAAAGGTCGCGCCATTCAACCCACGGCTCCAAGATGCAATCATGCGGTTTGTGATTGTCTGGCCAATCGTGATTTGCCGACCCTCAAGCGTCAGGTTTATTGGGACTGCAGGCGGATCATTAAACAGCGTGACATCATCAAACTCCAGCGGTGCCCCAGAATCTGCCGTTGCGTAAATGCTGTCGTTGTGTTCAACACCAGTAATCGAATACTGTCCATCACCATTGTCGGCAACTGACAGGCAACGAAACTTTTGATGTTCAACGCTTGAAGACGCAATCGACCAAACAGACTGCGCTAACGGTGCAGAACTGAACGCCGACGTGCTGATGACACTGCCAGAAACGCTACTAATTGATTTGGTCTCAACGCTTCCATCCGCCAGTGTGCAAGTCAGCATGTGATTGCTGCCAGCAGGCAATGAAATTGTTTGATCAACCGTAATAGCTGTCGTTGTTGCGCTGCTGACGCGACCAGCCAGACGAACGCCTTGGCGCATCTCATCCGACACCGCAAACACTTGACCAGGCAGCACGACAGCGCCTTGCAGGCCAGTGACAAAGGTAATCACCTCACCGTCAATCTCTTCTGATGCCAGCATCCACCGACCAAGGCGTTGCGCTTGAAACCTAGATGTAGCACCAAACGCGACGATTTCCTTGATCTGATAGCCATACTTTGAAATCAGCACGGCATCTTCTACAACTACAAAATTTGACTTATAGAAGTTGTCTGGATCGTTGTAACGAACACGAATGCTCGTACTGCGCGTCTTCAATGATGTGCCTGAATAGTTAAACGCGCCATCGATAACATTGCTGTTACTGTAAAGATGAACCGGCGACACGCTTGTCCCGCTTAGGTTGCCATGGTCAGCAGTCGCCTGAATCGTGTTGGCTTGCCAGTAGAGCATTCCACGAAACACGCTTGCCAGGTCTTGCAAGACGCTGAAAGCTTCAGCCTGTGCTGCAATGACAGTGTTGCAAGCAAAACGCGGCTCAACGCTTCCGTCGCCATTGGTAACAAGCTGGTTTGCATATTGCGTAAGCGGATAAAGATCCACCCAGCTGACGTTTGCAGCCTGCACAAAATCACCCGCGCCATAGCGTGGATTTGTGAGCATGTCGTACCAGCAACAAACCGGGCAGGTCGTCCATGCCGACTTCAACCTGCCGTCAAACGTGCCGGAAAAACTTAGGCTGCCATCAAAGCGAACGCTAGCATTGTGCGGAATCTGAACAATCCGACCGCGCAACTTGTAGGCGCGAGTCGGCAAACCACTGAACTGCCGCGTTGACAACGACAGGCCGACTAGAGCCGAATAAGGGTAAGCAGTTCTGACGTTTTGAATTTCAGTAATACTTTCCCAAATAATCTGGTTTGCTCTGCCGTTTTGCAGCGATGTATTTTTGGCAATATCTTGAAAATTGGCAAACTTGACCTCAAAATGATTCTCTCCAAGGTTGGCTTTTCTTACTCGAATGTTCCAGGGGCCTGTACCAGATAGGCCAATGCTAGGCGTTTGGAACTGATAGCCATTGACGGCAACGCCTCGAATTGTGCGATCGTATTTATTGACAAAACCTCCGCCTCTTGATTGAACGTCAACAAAAACGCGAATGCTTCCGTTGAAAAGCTGACCCTTGGCTAAGCCTTCTGCAGCGGTAGAAAACAAGCGTGGAATTGTAAATAGTAGACTGAACGAATCCGCCTCTAGGTCTGTGATTTGCCTAATCAGCTGTCCGCTACCATAGTCACGCGCAGTGACCTCATTGTTGGCGTTTAGCGTTTCGCTATAGTTTTCGCCAATTTGTGTATTAACGTCTGCAATTGTTGACGCGACGGCATTGGCCTCAGGCAAAAACCCTTGAGTCCTCCCGCCATATTCCAGATGCCAATTAACGTCTTGAGCCGGAAAATTTCTTGCTCCACCAGTTTGAATAGGGGTCTCATCCAAAAAGACACCCTGGCTGTTGCCGACAACACCATTGATCGGACCCTCGCACAGCAGGTCAACGATTTTAATAACAGAGTTTGAATTGAGTGCCATAGTTAAACCACACCAAAGCCAAAAGCGTGAACTCTTAGTTCAGTCCCTGGGGCAGCGCGTGAATCAAGGATTTCAACGTTAAAGTAAACGTCATCAATATTTGAAACTTGGCTGTGCTCAAGTCGATGCACCCACCTGTAGCCTTGGCCAGGAAGTAACAATCCTTGTATTGTCGCTTGCGAGCTACCTCCAACAAAATCAGGAGGATCGGCAACGCTTACAACCAGCTCAATTCGATAGGAAATGTAGCCATCAACTCGCGTTGTGCCGGGGCCGCTTACGAAATCAAAAAGACCATTAGGTAAATCAAAAACGACATCACATTGCTGCCGGTACGCACCAAACTCCCCGATAGAACCAAGACTAACGTTGCTCCCGTTCGTCAAAGCCAAATCCCTATTTACAACTTTGGTTCGATGTGCAGGGCTTGTGTTCGTGTAAAAAGATTTGTTTGTTCGCGTGGCTTCAACGCCTGAAACTGTTGTAAATTGGTGGGTCAACTCTTCTCCACCCAGTCGCACGGTTTGCTGCCCAGGTTGTTTGATTGAAGTTTTCAGCGGGTCAGACTCGTCTGCAACCTCAACTCGCGCTGACAACAAATGACTTCCTGTTATCACTTCACCGTAAACAACAGGAATCGTTGCGCCAACGCCGACAGTATTGGCAGCCCCTGTGAACAAATAAGACTGCCTGCCATCAGATCCGCGCACGACAGACTGCGGGCCGTCGGTGCTAGTGGCGTCTGCACTACTCATTCGGCTTGGGCCATTGAAGCCGCCAACAGTTGGCACAGTTGGTTGAGGCGACAGCATCTGCGCCACGCCGCCAAGAACAAGGCTTGTGCCGATTGCACCAATTGCGGTAGACGCCGCAGCGCCCAGAGTGAACGTGCCAGCGGTCAAGCCAGCACCCAAGCCAAGGAAACCAGCACCCGCCCCTGCCGTCAAAACAGCAAAGGCGACAAGGCCAACACCAGCCAACACTTGACCGACACCGCCACCGCCACTGCCTGTAATAACAGGGACCAAAATCAGATCATTGCTGCCCAGCGGAAGCGAAAGGTCTTCATATCCCAGATCAATGTCAGCCTGGATCAGGCGATAACCAACGCCATGCTCATGAGCATGAGTCAGCTCTTCCTGCAGGCTTGGCAGGTTAATACAAAGCAGCTTTATCGCATCTGCAGGCGTTC